TGTTCGTAGGCTATCAGCCGTGGAGACATACCTCAGTAGTTTTGTTGAGGGTATCTCCACACATATGAAGCCAGATGGCTTGCTACATGTACGCTTACTACAGCACCGTACAGGTACAGGCCGACTTTCAGGTGCAGACCCTAACATGCAGAACATGCCACGTGGCGGTACATTCCCTGTCAAGAAAGTGTTTGTATCTCGCTGGTCTGGTGGCAAGATTATGGAGGCTGACTTCGCCCAGCTTGAGTTCCGTGTTGCTGCATTCCTATCACAGGATATGACAGCCATTGACGAGGTAGTCACAGGCTTCGATGTACACAGTTATACCGCACAGGTTATCACTGATGCAGGTCAGCCTATGTCACGTCAAGAAGCCAAGGCACACACATTCGCCCCCTTGTACGGCGCTAGTGGTTTTGGTAGGTCAGAGGCAGAAGCTGCGTACTACAAACAGTTTACTACAAAGTACTCCGGTGTAGCTGATTGGCACAAGCGTCTTGCCACTGAGGCACTCAACACTGGTACGATAACTACACCATCAGGTAGGGAGTTCTCCTTCCCAGATGTAACACGTAGACGGTATGGGGGTGTGACATATTTCACACAGATTAAAAATTATCCTGTACAATCGTTTGCAACGGCTGACATAGTACCAATATCTCTGATATACATTGATAAGCTATTGACAGCAAACAAGCTACGCAGTTGTGTAGTAAACACGGTGCATGACTCAATTGTAATTGACGTACACCCAGACGAAGAGGAAATGGTACTACGAGTAATAGAAGCGGCTAACGACAAGCTAATACCTATCGTCAACAGAAAGTGGGGTATTGATTTCAACATACCGCTTCTGCTTGAGGCAAAGATAGGACCGAATTGGCTTGACACAAAAGACGTAGCATGATATAACTAACTTTCGTTTATTCAAAAGGAGACTACAATATGAATGAAGTAGCAACAATCGACACCAACAATTTCTCTGCAATGGCTAAGGCTATGGGCATGGAGGCAGACGCACCTAAGTCAAACAGCAAGTCAAGTACACTTGCACGGTTGCGTATCCACCACACACCTATCATGGGTCAGCAGGAGATTGGTGGCAAGAAGATGAACGTAGAGGTCATCTCAGGTGGTGCATACAAACTGGAGATACCGGATGGTCCTACGTACTACGCAGAGAACGTGGCTATCCGTCCGTTCCTACAGCGGTTTATGTACAAGAAGTTCATCAAGGGTAATGAGAACACAGCTAACCGTTACGTCAAGACCGTCATGGCTAACGATCTAAACAGTGACATGAAGGACAATGACGGTGGCTTCAACTGTGGTAAACCTGCAGGGTTCATCAAAGATTGGGCAGCATTGCCCGACAGCATGAAGGACTTGATCAAATCAATCAAGCGTGTTCGTGCTATTTTTGGTACGGTGGAGTTGGTGAATGCTACAGATGCAGATGGTAATGCTGTAGATGTAGACACTACTCCATTCATCTGGGAGGTAGACAATCGGGATGCCTTCAAGACTATGGGTGATCAATTTACCAAGCTCTCCAAGATGCGTAGGTTACCACCACAGCATCACATAATGTGCAGCAGTACAGAAGTACCACTACCTAACGGTAGCAGCTTCTACGTACCTAATGCAGACCTTGACTTGGGTACTACCCTTGACATGGACAATGACACACAGGAAGTGTTCGGCAACTTCATGGCATGGATTCAGAACTACAATACGTACATCCTAAATACATGGGACGAGAACATGCACAAGAACGAGGAGGTTGACGTAGATACTGTGGAAGCTTTCGTTGACATTAGCGAAGAGGACTTTGCATAATGAACCACCCCGCTGAACTGGCAATCAATCAGTATCTGGAAGATGCTACATCCGGTAAGTCAACAATGTCCGAAGAGACAATTGAACAAGTTGGCAAGGATGTAATGGATGCTATGCGACGCCAGTTCGGTAGTGGCAAAGGGCGTGACGAGTTTCGTTTACGGATGTCCAACATCGGTAAGCCTACTTGTCAGCTCTGGTTTGCTAAGAATGAGCCAGAGAAAGCCCTACCATTGCCGACCACATTCGTAATGAACATGCTACTAGGAGACATCGTTGAAGCTGCATTCAAGGGTATACTCAAGGAAGCTGACGTTCCTTACGAGGATGAAGATAACTTCGTTACACTAGAGATAGGGGAACACAAGATCAAAGGCAGCTATGACTTGGTAATGGATGGACGATTGGATGACGTTAAGTCTGCATCTGATTGGTCATACAGAAACAAGTTTGAGTCCTTCGACACACTCAAGAAGAGTGATCCATTCGGGTATGTAGGGCAGTTAGCTGGCTACGCCAAAGCCTCTGGTAAACAGGTAGGTGGTTGGTGGGTAGTCAACAAAGCCAACGGCAACATCAAGTATGTACCTGCAGACAGCATGGACTTTGACGCAGAGCTAGAGAAGCTAGAGAAAAACATTGACACAGTAAATGCCAATGAGTTCAAGCGTTGCTTCAGCCCTGTACCGGAAACGTTTAGAGGTAAGCCATCCGGTAACATGGTACTGAACGACAACTGCAAGTTCTGTGACTACCGTTTCTCATGCTACAACATTGAGGAGCTACCGTCAAAGGTATCACAAGCACGTACTAAACCCATTGTAGCGTACATCAAAGAAGGAGCATGACCTATGAAGGCATCTCAATTTGCCGCTGCAATGAAGCATGGGTATAGGAGTGGACTTGAACTTCGCACTAAAGAATACCTTGTAGAACACAAAGTAAAGTTTAAATACGAGAAGGTAAAGATAGAGTGGGAAGACCTCATGTACCGCACCTATACCCCAGACTTTGTGCTGGGTAATGGTATCATGATTGAGACAAAGGGGTTGTTTACTGCAGATGATCGCCGTAAACATTTAGCTGTTAAGCAGCAGCACCCTAAGCTTGATATACGTTTTGTATTTACCAGTAGTAAACGTAAATTAAGCAAGGGTGCTAAAACTACCTATGGACAATGGTGCGAGAAGAATGGTATACAGTATAGTGATCGCATCATTCCAGAGGATTGGCTGCACGAGAAGGGCAAAGACATGCACCCTGCATTGATACACTGCCCGTACAAGAAAGTTAAAAGGAGACAGAGTAAATGAGTGAAACAGAAGACCACGTAGTTTTTGTAGACTTTGAACCTAATGATTACATCATACGTTTGTCTCCCTTCTTAGACAAGAAAGGTGACTGGACAGGTGAGTTACTAGTAGGTAGTGTAACAACAGGGGAAAACTCCCTGTCGGATGATGATCACTACAACCTAATGAAACTTGCACAGCTTGTCTGCGCTGCAGTACCTGCCCTAGAAGAAGATGACTATGTACGGAACCTACTGTATAGCATTGTAGAAAGTAACTCTAACGAAAGCGAAGAAGTAGAGGTTGCTAATACAAAGGTACAGGAAGTAACCGACAACGTTATAAAGGTGAGCTTCTAATGTGGGAGTACAGGTATGCTAGTTAAAGTATTTCTAACTGTAGAAATAGATGAAGAAGAATATCCAATGCCAACTGACGGTAACGTAACGGAAGAGGTAGGCACCGTATTGAATGAAATTATATTCGACGTAGATGGGTGGACAATCAAAACAATTAAAACAATATCGGAGTAGTTACATGAGCAATCAATTACCAACAGACTATCAAGCATTCATTCACAAGTCTCGCTACGCCAAGTACTTTGACGGTAAGGGGCGTGAGTCATGGGGTGAAACAGTAGGACGCTACATGGACAATGTAGTGAACAAGGCAGTGGGTGGTATCAAGAACAGCCTAACCAAAGACCTTGAGCAAGCCATCCTTGGACAGGAGATCATGCCCTCTATGAGAGCTATGATGACAGCTGGCCCTGCATTAGATCGTGATAACACGGCAGGCTACAACTGTAGTTACCTACCCGTAGATGACCCTAAGTCCTTCGATGAGGCTATGTACATCCTCCTCTGCGGTACTGGTGTCGGGTTCTCCGTCGAGCGCCAGTTTATCAGCAAGCTCCCAGAAGTGCCTGAGTTGTTCGAGAGTGAGTCTATCGTTGTCGTTAAGGACAGTAAGGAAGGCTGGGCTAAGGGATTCCGTCAAGTTCTTGCACTCCTATGGGCTGGTGAAATACCTAAGTGGGACGTGTCTCAGGTACGCCCTGCAGGTGCAAGGCTTAAGACGTTTGGCGGTAGGGCATCTGGACCTGCGCCCCTTGTAGAGTTGTTTAACTTTGCTGTGTCTACATTCAAGGCAGCACAAGGGCGCAAGCTATCCTCTATGGAGTGTCACGACTTGATGTGCTTCATTGGTCAGATCGTTGTAGTAGGTGGTGTACGCCGCTCCGCTATGATCTCACTGTCCAACCTGAGTGATGATCGTATGCGTCACGCTAAGTCAGGACAGTGGTGGGAGACTGCACCACACCGTGCGTTAGCTAACAACTCCGTATCGTACACAGAGAAGCCAGACATGGAAACATTCATGCGTGAATGGTCTGCACTAGTTGAATCCAAGTCCGGTGAGCGTGGCATCTTCAATCGTGAAGCATCCAAGAAGCAGGCAGCTAAGTTTGGTAGGCGTGATCCTAACTATGAGTTTGGTACAAACCCTTGTTCTGAAATCATTTTACGTCCATATCAATTTTGCAACCTAACGGAGTGTGTTGTACGAGCAACGGATACATTGTCCGACCTTGAACGTAAGGTTAAACTTGCTACTATCTTAGGTACAATACAGTCTACAATGATCAAGTTCCCCTACCTGCGTAAGGTATGGCAGAACAACACCGCAGAAGAGCGGTTGCTTGGTGTGTCTATGACAGGTATTATGGACAACCCACTAATGAATGCATCTAACAAAGGATTGGAGAAGACACTTGAGCATTTACGATCCATCGCTGTGGCTACTAACGCTGAGTGGGCTGAACTGCTTGGCATCCCTGTTTCTGCTAGCATCAGCTGCGTTAAACCTTCCGGTACGGTATCACAGCTGGTTGATTCTGCTTCTGGTATTCATGCTCGTCACAGCCCCTATTATATTCGGACTGTCCGTGGCGACAACAAAGACCCTCTGACACAGTTCATGATTGACCAAGGTATTCCTAATGAGCCTTGTGTTATGAAGCCTGACTCTACTGTAGTGTTTAGCTTTCCTGTCAAGTCACCGGAGCAAGCGGTTACACGTAACGATATGTCGGCGGTAGAGCAACTGCAGTTGTGGCTGACCTACCAGCGATCATGGTGTGAACATAAGCCAAGTGTGACTATCTCAGTTCGTGACGCTGAGTGGATGGCTGTGGGTGCGTTTGTGTACGAACACTTCGATGAGATGTCAGGTGTGTCATTCTTACCACACTCTGAACATACTTATCAGCAAGCCCCTTATCAAGAGTGTACAGAGGAAGTATACAAAGACATGCTAGATAATATGCCAGCCAGTATTGATTGGGAAAAATTATCTGAGTATGAAAGTGAGGACAACACAGTGTCTATGCAGACTATGGCATGTACTGGTGACTCTTGTGAAATCGTAGACCTAGTGTAAGGAGATAAAATGTACGTAGTTATAACCCGAGATCAATGTAACTTCTGCGACTCAGCAAAAGCATTACTGGACGGGTCAAGTATACCATACACGACATACAATATAAATACAAATAGTAGTAAATGGTTATTGTATTTACTTAAGAGATCAAGTATAACAACAGTACCGCAAATATTTAATGATGTAGGGGAAAACATTGGTGGATACACAGAACTAAAAGAATATCTAGCGAAACAGAAAGAGGAGTAATACTCATGGCATACAGAAAACCTTTCTCTAAAAATCTTTATGGCAAGTACGATGGTGTAGCTAAGGATACACTAATCAATCACCTACTCAAGGATGGTCACGTACTGATCGACAGTACTGAATCCTATGATGCTGACGTAGTGACAGAGAAGCTAGGTGAGAAACACTACAGCGAAGCGGAAGTAAAGACTGCATGGAAGGGTGATTGGCCTACGAATTGGGCTGAGATACGTATACCAGAACGTAAGAAGAAGCTACTGTCAAAGCACGGTAACAATCTAAAGTTCTATATCTTCAGTGGGGATATGACTAAGGCTTGGTGCATTGACAGTAAGCTACTCACAGACGATAAACTACGTGAAGCTACAGGTAGAAACATATACAGAGGGGAACAGTTCTATCACGTGCCGTACAAAGAAGCGGAGTTAATCAACGTAGCATGAGGAGTACATCTTATGAAAATTCTTACAAGAGAACAGCGGGGCTTGGGCAAGTATGATGCTCCGTTAAAGGTTCAGCAGACAATGGGCTACAATAGTTTTAAAAAGGGAGCACATGTCAACCCGTATCCTAAAGATACTATGCAGTACCGTGAGTGGAATAGAGGTTATGATAAAGCCTACTATGACAATTTAAATTGGGTAAGGAAATATGAAACTAGAGCAAGAGGTAGAAGAGTTTTTGAAGGAGAAGTACAGCATGTCTGATTTCAATTCGTATCAACGTAGTGCATCTAAGACTGCCATCTACCCAGATGAGCATCGTATCCTGTATCCTGCACTTGGTCTGGCAGGTGAGGCAGGTGAGGTAGCAAACAAAGTAAAGAAACTGGTACGTGATGGGCCAGACAAGAGACCCGATACATGGCGAGAGGACATCGCAAGTGAGATCGGAGATGTACTGTGGTACTGTGC